TGCATCGCTTTGTGCATCACAATGTTCTCGTATCCGGTTAACGGAAACGGATCGCCATCTTTTGTTAAATAGGATAAGCGTTTCTTGTAGAGAACTTGTAACGTATGTTCGTCGTCTTGCGCTGAGTTCTCGTCCCATGGAAATTCCGATACATCTACAATTAGATATTTAGATTCTGTCTGGCGGCTGTCCATTTCAGCGTAGACTTTAGTTGGATCGGCTGTGTCAACCAGCCAGACAACTCCAGAAAGAACATTTGCACCACCATACTTTTCATTATTTGTGCTGTATCTACGAATAGCTTCAATACCAGAAATTGCGTATGAACTGGATAATCCTAAATTACGGGTTGAAAGCAAACCGCCTCCTGCTTGTATAACATAAGTTACTGTATGTAACCCTTCTATTGGATTAGACTGAAACGATGATATATTAAATGTAATGTCGAGTTTTTCATCTGTGTTTATTGTGCCGTGACTTTTAGTCGTTAAGCCAACATCTGTGCCGCTTCTTGCTCCTATAATAGCTGCGGATAAATCCTGCTTAATTGGGCTGTAACCAACTATGCGAAAACAACGACTGTCACTATTCCAATTGTTGTAATTGTATTCAGAGATTAGATTCTGTGACTTCCATGGGAGTTTTGATTCTTTCTCCCGCATTGCACGAATTGATTGAACGTCGCGACTCATTGCGATACGTTTATTTCCTGCAACGTAAAATTCTTCTTCAATTAAGGAGCCGGGAATATCTACATATTCGTAGACTGATTGCAGTGCCTCGTTAATAAAATCAAGAATAACATAACGCTGATTATCATCGCCGGGATTTAATCCAACCTTTCTGCCAAATCTCTCTATAATGTATTCTGTACTCATCGTTTTGTTATCGGTGTAATTACGGCTTCTTTATCCAGTATTTTAGAAAATTTAACAGGCACAAGACTAGCGTCAATCGTTAAAGACTTATTTGATCCTGCTGTTGCTAACACAAGATACATAACATTTCCGGTAGAAACTGTCGCTGATGTTACAAAAGTTACACGATTAAATCCTGTTGTAACTGTATGAATATCTGTAAATGAAGAATCGGCATTCTGGTAACGTAATCTGTATGTTGATCCTGAGCCTATCGCGCTTACTTTGAACTGTACTTGGTATTCTTGATTTGCCTCAAAATTTTCTTTTTCAAATTGAATTCCTTCATTAGTTGTTGAAGGGGTCATCAACATTACATTATTTGCGATATTAAAATTAACAGCGCCGTTAACTTTATAGTTACCATCATATTGTAAATTCATTGCTGCTACATCTGCAACAACAAAACCACTTGTTATGTCGGAACTAAAGTCAGTTCCTACACCTGTAACTAATTCGGTTGTGAGAATCTGCCTTGTCTTATTTACGATAGGTGTCATTTACGTTCCAGTTCGTATTCAAGTCGAGCTATCGTTCGCATCGCTTGCCTTGTGAAGTCCGGTGCGTGAAACGCTGCTCTCGGGAATTGGGGATGTGCCGTCAGCTCCTTGACGTTCTCGTACTTTGGAGTCGTCTGGCAACCCGTGGACGCGCAAAGCATTATCAATATGAGTAAGTTTATCCTCATACCTTTTCGCTGCGTTAGCTTCTTTAACTGCATCTGATATATGCATAAAAAGCCTCTCCAAAGTAGGAAAGGCTTTGAACAATGCAAGTATGGCTTTAATTAGCCCCACTCGTATCGCTCTTTACGCCTTTCCGTAGAAACACGGCAAGCAACGATGTAACAACAATGTTTATCATCGTACCCATTTCCATGTCTCCAGAGAAGTATGCACCTACAGCCGCAAGAATACCACCGGCTGCCGTCATGTATGTCTTTTTACCACTTAACATTATTTCTTCTTTCGCTTTGGTTTTTTAACTGTTGATTTTTTCGGTGGTCTACCCACTTTACTTCCGTATGTTCCTTTTCCTTGTGGCATTATTTTCTCTTTGCTGTTTTTGCAGAACGCTTAAATGCTTTAGCAGTTGGCGCACCTTTAGTGCCGGGTCGCCTCATCTTCTCACCACTACCTGCTTTGATGCGTTTACGTTTTGCATGAATGTTTGCGTACAATCCTTTTGCTGGCATAAATTATCCTTTCTTCCACTTACTAGAACTTGACTTTGTTTTGCTTGGACTCCATTTGACCTTGTCTGCCCAAAAAGCCGCAGACATTTTTCCGCGAGCTATGTTTTTGGAGTGACGAGACTTGAACGCTTTTCGTTGTCCGACAGTCTGATTTGTTTTAACTCCCTGTTGACCAAAACGAATCGTCTTAATTTGATCGCCTTCTTTAGCCACAACAATGTGTGACTTCGTCGGATGACCGGGAGTACGCTTGGGCTTGTTGTAGCCCGTGACTCCTGCTCTTGTTAATCTTGAGTCTTTCTTAATCGCCATTTAAGAATTCTTTAATTAACAGTTGCTTCGCTACTTCAAGTGAGCCAATAAGTTGTTCAGCAGTAAGATCAAGTTCTTGATCTGCGTACTCAATAGCCGCGCAGAGTCTCCGAGTAAACTCGTTTGCTTGATCTTCTTGTGTCATCGCTTACCGCGCTTCTTCATGTTCCTTTTAAGCTGATCTTGCTTAAATTTGGTTTGCGGATTTTTAGCTTTGTTTACACCCTTCTTTAATACAGACGGCTTTTTAGTCTTTGCTTTAGCCTTGGACTTTGATGTTGCTTTGGGCTTTGGTGTTGCTGCCTTACGAAGACTCTTGCGTTTAGCTTGCCTCGCCTTGTTGTCTTTTGGCATCGGCTTGTTTACTGGCTTGGTTGCACCTTTAGTTGCTTTTCTTACTGTTTTAGATTTTGGTGCTGGTATATCTATTTCAATAGCCTTGCTTTTCTTTGCCGGTTCGCCTTTTGGGTTGAACGGATTTTTTGCAGCAAACGGATTCTTGCCCGACTTTTTAGCAGAAGTTTTTTCTGGCTTTTTAGTGCCACCTTCTCTAAACGGATTCTTGCCTTTTGGCGTAGTGTTCGTTTTAGACTTTGGCTTCGTGCCGCCTTTCTTAAATGGATTCGGGTCTATTTTTTGTATGCGGCCTTTTGTGTCTCTATAGTTACCGGCTTTGCGTAACTTGCGACCTTCTTTGGTTAAGCCACGTTTAGCAGCTTGCTCTTTTACTTTTTTACCGGCAGTTGTCACTGCGCGTTTTGCACCACTTAATGCTGCTTTTCCTGCTGCTGCACCACGAACTGCACCGCCACCTATAGGTAAAGTAGCTACAGTTATCGCAGCGTTAGTTGCTGATCTTGCTTTATCTAAATCTTTGGTTAAGCCGCCAGCAAGTTTAGACATACCTCTTGCTTCTGACATTTGATTCATCAAGCGTTTCCTGTCAGCAGCGCGTTGTGCTTCCGTGCGTAGATTACGCGGAGCCATGCCCTTTGTTGGATTCTTGCGGTAATCAGCTAGCTTTTGTGCATCAGTCTTCGCTGGCTTTTTAGCTGCGGGTTTCTTTGCAACAGGCTTCTTTGCGGTCGGTGCTTTGGTGACAGGTGCTTTGGCAACAGTCTTTCTGACAGGCTTGTTCATTGTTATCTGAACCTTTGTCCTGCCTCTTGACGGTGTTGACCGAGTGTTTTTTGAGCCAACACCAAAGTTCTTTGCTGTGCGCTCTTTCTTTGCTGCTCGGCGTTTTGCTCCAGCCCGTGCCATTTCCATAAGGCGTTGTCCGCCTTTTTTACGTTTACCGTATGCCATTGTTCTTGTTGATTAGTTCTTTAATTTTTAGGATTATGTAAATTAATGACGCAAGTGATATGGCAACTTTAAGTACAAGGTCAATGGAAACCATCCAGTTTCCGATCCCCGTTGCGCTGGCAATTGCCACTTTAAGATCATCAAAATTCATTCTTTCGCGCCTTGATACTCTATATCAAAGAATGGTGTGTCTACTTCCAAGGAACCCGGCAATGACTTACAGCCACTCGCCATTACGACGATAAAGACCAACGCTCCTATAAAAATTCCTAGCGTTATTTTATCAGTCCTGTTCATTTTTTATTAGCTCCACTTTCATTACACCTTCATCACCTTTCGGCAAGTAGGCTTGACCACCATTAACAGGCAGCTTCTTCTCTACAACAAGAGCCTTTAACTGCTCATTCGGCACGATCATCTTGGTCTGCCTGTCTGTCATAAAAAATGTAGTAGACGTTAAGCCAAGGCGAATGACTCGCGCTTGTCGTCCACTAATGTAAAGTATCTCATCATTTTCAAAGTCGCTGCCCCAGTAGATCAGCAAGCCTTGGGCGAAGTTAAATAAGATGTCCTTAAACAGCAGCGCACAAAACGCAGCAATAAGCAACCAGCCGTAATGACCGATTGCTTGTTCTGCTACGCGATCAATTACTGCATGATCTAGGACATTAGTCATTCAACGTACTCACGCTTGTCCACGCAGTCTGCCAAGTAGCGTATGCGGGATTTGCAGTTGGTTCTGCCTCGTCATCCACTACTTCTACCGAGCGCGTTGTTTCATTGCCTTCTTCGTCTGTGATGGTTTCCTCAACGGTTTTCATCACCGGCAACGTCTCACTCGGCTTACCTTTGCGGACTGTTTCAAAATTGTTCGTCAAATCAGTCGCACCGGCAATTGTCACTTGAGCCGCGTCATACTCGGCCCACGCTTGGAACGGTCGCTCCGTCTCGTTGCCGTCTGCATCTGTCTCGGTGACGGTTCTCGGAATGTCGCCGTCTGGTTCTGGAACTTGTCGCGCTGCCTCAAGTGCCTCAACGTCTGCAAGTGCTTGGCGAATACCGGCGTTGCGTTCGCTCTGCGCGTCAAGCGTGGCTTGTTCGGTGTCAGCTACGGGATAAGCATCTTGCACGCATACCGCTTGGCCGCTCGATTCGCTGATACTCCACCGGCGTAAGAATTGGCCCGACTTGTATGTGTCCGGCTGAATGTCGGTGCTTTTAATCATTCGCCGCCCTCAGATTCTTCTGCCGTCGGTAGACTCGCTTGGTACTGCGCCTTCACTTCGTCCGTCCAAAGCGAGTTAGCTACTGCTTGCACCCTCGCATCCTCGCCGCTCACGTCATCAGTCGGCACAATAACGTGCCGGTGAAAACTGCGGCTAACTTCTACGCCATCGTCTTGGATGACTGTATCTGTGCGAACCGAAATGAC